TTTTGCCCCAAACTCTTGTCTCTACTCCGTAGCCTGAAGCAAAATCTCGTCAGTCGCTTGTCCGCGGGTGAAATACACGGAGTTTGGGGTGAGAACTACGCAGAAGATTTTCTATCTGTTCTCGAGACACTTAGGCTCCTGTCAATTCCCGGGATGGAGGAGTCCATTAAAGCTGGATTGGAAGCGCCTCTCGACGAAACCAAAGGGGAAATTGAGTGGTGAACTGGACTATACGGTATACGAAACAGGCAGAGAAAGACGCCAAGGACCTCAATGCCTCCGGGTTGGCCGAAAAAGCAAAGAGACTCATCGATATCTTGGTCTGTGACCCTTACGAAAACCCTCCTACCTTCGAAAAGCTGGTCGGAAATCTATCGGGTGCATACTCCCGGCGAATAAATCTTCATAATCGCCTCATTTATCAGGTGATCAAGGAACATCGGATCGTAAAGGTGCTTCGAATGTTCACACACGAGTACCGTACCTGAGCGCTTTTCCCGCTGCCACTTCGAGCACATGAGTTGCCTCCTCGATGCTCAGTCCTTAGGCGGTCTCTCGTACGGAGATTTTGCCTAAGGGGACAATATCACTGGGCCCTTATCTGCGTCAAAAATGGTGCAAGCAACGGATTGCGATTGGTACATCTTCCCCAAGCCCCTGCCCATCTACTCTCTAGCGATCGCAGCAACTAAGAACGCCGGAGGCATGGCGACGGCAGTTTGGATCGCGTGTAGACTCACTGTTCGAGAGATGCCTCCGCGCGATAGGCCTCACGTTCCTCGTGGAGGGCGCGAAGCATCCGGAAGTCGTCATACGGCACGTGGTCGAGATCCACGGCGAATCGTGCCGAAACCGCGAAATCGAGGTCAACGATGTTGCGTAGCTGCGCGCCCATGGGCGACTCGAGCACGCCGTCGAGATACGCCAGTGGGCACTCCATGCACGGCGTTGCATCGTCCGGCGCACCCGGGCACATCCGTGCTCCCGGGCATAGCGTGTCCCGGCGGAACATCATCCGGAACACGCGCCGGGGCGTGGGCGAATCAGGTAACTCGCCCGCTGCTAAAAAACCTCGCTTCCGTCGACCTCGGTTTCGATGTAGTCGATCATGGCGCGCAGGGCGCGATCTTTGTGGAGGATCGGAATGGGCCCGTCGTAGCCTTCGGCGGATACGAAACAACGATCAAATAGTGCACTGGCCTCACTGAGCCGGCTGACCATCTGCGTGCGGCCATGCGGCAGCGAGATGAGCTGAAACGCCCGTTTCCGGTATTCCAGCATTGCTTTGGTGGTCGGTGCCTTCAGTCGGATTACCACCTCTTGCGCGTGGATCGTCGCTTCGATGGTGTAGACGTCGCCCTCCTGCCGGCAATCGCGGATTTCGAAGGCGCCGAGCAGTTCGATGATGCGCCCAGCCTCCACGGCATCCAGATCCGGAGCGCCGTCGATGCGCACCGCGTTGTACAGCGCGTGATCGGCCTTGGCGTTGTCCACCTCGGTTTCTGATTTCCCGCGGCCGAGATTCTTGAAGATCGTTCGGCATCCGGCCGCATGGCGCGTCCATTCTTCGTCTGTCGGGAAGCGGACCACGACGGCGGCGGGACCACTGTCCAGCCGAAGGGAAAAGGCAAACTCGTTGTCGATGCTGAATGGTTGATTCATGAAAGTCCTGTTGGCGCCTTACGCGAGAATGTTGTCCTGGTTGGTGGTAACGGCGGCCGTCAGCAGCCCGTTGGTCGTATGCCAGAGCGGCTGCACCGTAACCTCGACGGTCACGATCCCATCGGCATCGTTCACGACAGCAGTGGCAAACCGCACCCGATGCCAGGTGACCGTGCATCCGTGATATGTCGAGCCGCTGATCAGCGCACCCTGCAGCGACCAGGTGATCGTCCCCTCGGTCTGCGCGTAGAGGTCGGTGAGTTCCGTCGAACCCGTATCGAACCGCGCCTGAAACTTGAAGCCCGGCATGCGATCTCCAAACTCCATCCGGCCGCGGATCGCGGCGCCCGTGTCGGTGCCAGACCCGGGATAGAACCCGGTCTGCTCCCGCACCGAGTTGTTCCAGGTCTGCTCCAGCATCACGAAGTTCCGGTTCGTCACGTAGTTGACGCCGTTGATGGTGATGGCGGCGGAAGCTGAGTTGAGAAACTCCTCGCTGACGGCCGAAGGAATCGTGATCGTCGAGGGCCGAACCACTTTGCCGGACCCGATAAAGTTCGCGGTCACCTTTGCATTTGCGCGGCCCGGTCCAGACGCGAGTGTGACGGCAAACTCGGAAAGCACGCAGCCGACCGCGGCCCGGTCTAGCAACGGTGTTGCACCCTGACGAATTGCCTCGACGTAGGTGAACGCCTTCATGTCGATGCCGTCAGCCACCGGATCCTGCGGAACGCAGGTGTAGGTGTAGGCACCGGCCACCGGCGCCGTCTTCGTGGTCTTACCCAAGCCGAAGCAGAAGACCCAGGCCAAGAACTGGCTCGAAATGTACTTCTCAAACGAACCGGTCACGTTCCAGTGACTCTTGTAGTTGTTGAGGGCAAACTCGTTCCCTTTGCCGATCTCGGTGGCGTCGTTTTCCGTCGCCATGTCAACGACCGAGAGAGCGGCGTTCAGTTTGGTGAACGACCAGCAGTCGGCGGCCGTCAATGGGGTCTGTAGAGCCGTCTGCTTCTTGTAGCTGACCCCGATTCGGGTTTCCCGGATATTCGCTGACATTACTGTGCCTCCTCAGTAGCCCTGCTCTCGGCGGGGTATTCGGCAACGGTGTCATCGCTGGCCGGAAACACCTGGCTATACCCGGCGGCCATCTTCCGGCTGATCTCCTCGATGGTGGCCGGTACCTTCTCCGCAATGCGGCCCGGCAGCCCCATCCACACGTAGTCGCGCAAGTGCTGCTGCATTCGCGTCAATCCCCCGTCTCCTCGATCTGTACTTTCAGTTCAAAGTGGTCGATCGCATCGCCATCGGTGACCCGCTCGATCGACTGAAATTCCGGCGGCAGTGTGCCGGCCAGTAGGGGTGAATGCCGCAGCTTCAGCCCCGCATTACTGGCCGGCGTGCCGTCGACGATCCCGTTGACCAGCGGCAGGACCGGTCGGTCCTTGGCGGCCTTCACGTAGATCGAAAACGTATGAGCCCACGCATTCATGGGCTCGGCAGTGTTCACATTGGTCGAGACCCAGGCAACGAGGATCCGACCCGGACTCATCTCGTAGACCGCCCGGGCGAGGGATATCGCAGTGGGAAACGTGTCGGCGTAGAAAGAAACGTTGTCCGGAAACACGACCTCGTCGCGTACGTCCGGAATGTCTGCAATCTTGGCGGCCAGCGCCATCCCCAGCTGGGTTAAGTCAACCAATCGGAATCACCGCTTTCTTCACCAAATCTCGGTACTGCTTCCGCGTCTCATCCAGCACGTCGGCAACGTTACGGCCTTCCCAGCCGAACATCTGCGAGGTGCCCAGCGTGCTGGTGATGCCTTTCTTCTTGCGCTGTTGCTGCTGCCCCTGAGTGAGCTTTAAGCGCGCCATCCGCGTCGTCGCGTCGGCCCGGATCACGTTGTCGGCCGCCCGGCGCAGCGTGTAGTTCTGCATCGAGACGCCACTCAGAGACAAGTCGCGAATCGGCCGGTTCGTACCGATTCCGCGGTTCCTCTTGAGGTAACCGGCCTTGAAGATGGCGTACGACCGGCTCAGGGGCAGCGCCTTGTTCCCATCGGCATCCAGTCCCTGGGCGATGCGCGCCTTAATGGTCGAGACCATGACTTCACCGATCTTGGTGAGCGCCCCATTGTCGAGATTCGGCCCGCGCAGGCGCACCGACCGTTTGACCGAAATTTTGACCTTAGCCATCTTTATGGAGCGTGAGCTGGTAAACGCCGGTGAGCGTCTGGTCCACCCGCACGACGATGTACAGGTCATCGCCGACCTGCACTGTGTCGGAGGTTGTCGGAGGGACGGAAAGGTCACTCGGCAGAACTTCCAGCCGCATGACCCGACCCGGCGTCTCGTCCTCCGTTTCCGCCCCCTCCATCTCGATCGGCCGAATCGGCCAGGCGGAGTTATCGACCGTCGAGCAGTAGATCACCTCATCCCGTCCGAAGACCCGATGAAGCAGCGGATTCATCCGCCGCAGCCGATCGGCCCACGACACGTTACAGGCCCGTCCGCACGACGGCGTATTCGAGCACGACCCGGAGCGGCGAGCCCGTGCCGCCAAACTCTCCGTCGCCGTTGTTGTGCAGCACAAGCGCCGCACTCCCGCCAATCGCCGCGTCATTGGCCGGAACAATCGGCCGGATCTGGTCGGCCGTCTGGTCGAGGAATCCGGTGGTCTCGATCACCGCCGATGCCGCCGCGCCGGCGCCATTCGTATAGCGGACGACCAGATTGTCCGCAGTCTCCGTGAACACGGCGGCGTAATCGTAAATGACCGTGCCGCCGATCACCTGCAGCGCGAGACCTGCGCCGGGAGCCGGGACGCGCGTCTGCGGTGTAGCGCGGAGCGCTTTCACTTGCGCCGGCGTTAGACTGATCTGCGCACAGCGAATCTCCGCCGCCCCCAGGTTGGCACCCGGGATCGCCAGTGAGCGTTTCATTTTCTCGTTACCCACGCTTTTTCTCCTTCTTCGGGTTGGGAGTCGGCACCGACGCCGGCTCAGAAGCAGCCACGATCCACCGGGAACTGTAGAGTTGCCGCAAACGTCGCGCTGAGACCGCCTCTTTCGGGAAGCGGTCTCCTTGGACGAACGATCTTCCAGCGATCGTCAGCGCCTTGCGCACGACAAACTGACCTTCGGGATCAAATTTCGCCGCAGTCAGCATGTATCCCTCCTTACGCGACGATGCTGTTCCAGAAGAAGCCTAGATCCGCCGCCACGCGCTTCTGGTCATAGGCCGCCTCGATCTCGATGCGGTCGGACTTGATGTGGTCCAGCCGGAACCGGCTGATGGCAATCGGGGACGTGCCGCCCAAGTAGCCACGCCAAGCGAAGCTGTACCCCGCCGCGGGCGTCAGCGGCCCGGGCGTGGGGGGCGTGTAAGTAAGCAGCGCCTTCTTGCCGCCGATAAATGAATGCGCAGCCGTCTGTCCTTCGCCCGCCGTGTTCTGGATCGATTGCATGACCAGAATCTCATCCAGTTCGAGCAGCGACGCGACCGCCTGTTTGGTGACGATGGCCGGGCGATCATTCGAAGCACTGTGCTTGATCCGGTCCACAATGTCGGGATGGTCGACCAGTACGTCCCACACCTCGGCGCCGATGGTCAGCTTGTTGGGAAGAAAACCCGTCATCTGCTGGACCGAGCGTTTCGCCAAACGGATGTTCTCGATCGGCGTCGACTGCGGATCGTTCCACTGCAGCGCCTGTCCGGCGCCGGGCGCCGCCACGACACCCGTGATGTCGGTCGTCCACACACCAGCCCGGAAAAAGTCGGTGGCCCAATTGATTTCGCGGCTCAGAAGCGCCTGTTGCGATAAGAACAGGGTTGCTTCCGCGTCGACCTGGAAGATCGAATCGGCATTGGCTCGCACCTGGTCGTCGATGTCTTTGTGCAGTCCATAGACGTCGCAGATGTAGGGGGAATTCGAGACCGAGTAGATGCTGCCCGCCGACTCGGTCGACGGCGCGCGCTTGCGCATCTGATTGCGGTTCCAGTCGCCGCGCGCATACTCGTAGTAGAGGTCGCTCTGCTTATCGACCGGGATGACGGGGAATACCCGGTCGGCGACGAAACCGTCCAGCGACTGCATAAAGGCAATCGAGAGGTTCGTGAGCGGCCGGTTGACGTGAAGCTGAGAGGGAGTAGGTTTCATGGGTCTCCTGGGTAGTTCGGTGAAAGAGGTTCGTTAGACCGCCGGGGCTCGGCCGCTGAGTTTCAAGAGCACGGGAATCAAGGCGCCGGTGGTTCCGGTGGCAAGCGCACGGCCGGCAATCTCGGCGCCGGTTGTCGCCGCGATAGCGCGTCCAGAGGCGTCACTTGCGACGAGCGCACCCCGGCTGACCACTCCGCCGCAGACGACGCGGGACACGCCGGCGATGGCCACTGCGGCGGCAACCCCGGCCGCGGTGGGATCATTCTGCAGAACGCCGTCGGCCAACGCGCCCGCGCCTGTCGGGTCGACCTGGCCGTCGCCGGCGATCGAAACAAAGCAAAACTGAAAGGCCGATAGGTCCTGGCCGGCCTCGACCGTCACACAACTGAGCAATTCTTCGTACATGGGGTCCTTTTTCTGTTCGTCTTAGGAGAGCGTCTGCGTCTGGGCCGGATTGGCGGCCAGATACTGGTCGTAGACAGCCGGATTGGACATCAACTGTTCGGCGTAGTGCTGCTGCCAATTGCGGCCGGTTTGGGCGGCCATCTCGCGGGCACTGCGCTCCATTTGCTCGGTGTGATTTAAGGCCGCAGGAAGGACGACAGAGCTCAATCCCTTCGGAGCCGTGCTGGTGCGTCGGGCCAGCAGTTCCTGCCGAACCTCGGCGGTGGTGAGGCTGCGCGATCGCAGTTCTCGCGCCGTCGCGAGGTCGAAGCCGGCGAGTTCGCAGAGCTCCATGACCTCCTCGGCGCTGGCCGGCGGAGGCGTCGAAACGCCAGGAGACGGGGGAACCGGCTGCGACAAGGGCGGAGTAATGGGCATCGCGGCCGGCGGAGGGGGAATCACCGGGGCGGCGGGGACGGCCGGCGTAGCGGCCTGCAGGGTCTCGGTATCGTTCATATCGTTTTCCTCGAGTTCATCTGGGTCTTCCGGATCGGGGGGATCTGGAGTGGGGATGGCAATAGGTAAATCGGCCTCCGCAATCGGAGGCCTGGTTCTGGGAATGTGCGGTACGGACGGCATGTTTTTGACTCGTGCCGTCATCTGCTCGACAACTCCGTCAAAAGGGAGCACTGCGTCGGCAAGTCCGGCACCAACACCTCTTTCACCGAAATAAAGCCGGGCTTCGGTTGCGCGAACGGCCTCAATCGGCATGCCGCGGTTCCGGGCGACGGTTTCGACAAATAGTCCGTAGAGGCGGTCGATTTCGGCCTGCAGTTGGCTCCGCGCGCCCTCTGAAAGTGGCTCGTGCGCGTTGAAATCTTTCTTGTGAGCGCCGGCCGTCAGCATGGTGTACTTCAAACCGGCTTTCTCGTCCCACCCGCTGGCATCGACATGAGTCGCTACAACGCCGATGCTACCGACGCCTCCGGTCCGTGAGACGAAGACCCTGTCGGCGGCCGAGGCAATCATGTAGGCCGCCGAGAATGCCGAATCGTCCACTACGGCCCAGAACGGTTTGGTTCCGCGCATTGCAAAGATAGCGTCTGCCAGATCGAAACAGCCGGCGCACTCTCCGCCATTGGAATCGACGCGCAGCAAGACCCCGCGGACTTGCGGACTCGCCATCGCGGCATCGAGTTCTTTTCGAATTTGCGCGTAGCTCGTCAGTCCGCAGTAAGCATCAAGCCAGGACGACCGGTTGACCAGCGAACCAGCAACGTCAATAACGGCGATGCCATCCGGCGTCACCGAGAACGATTCCTGCTCACTGCCTGCCAAGTCACTGGCGAGTTCCGGCACGGCGACTGGATAGCCGTCAACGACGAAGCGGCCGCCAGCAGCGGAGAGAATCACCTCGAGCTTCTCTGGTTGAATCAGTAGCGGGGTGCCAAAGACCCGTGTTGCCAGACGTGCCAGCGGATGTGCCACCTTCGGTGGCGTGGTTTCCTTCATGAAATGCTCCTGAAGCAGTTACGGCGGCCAACTTTCAGCCGATAGATCGGTAGTGGCGCAGTTGTTTACGTTTCTTCGCTCAAAGGGGTGCGCAGGGCGGCCATGCCCGCGTGACCCGCTGGCGCCGGCGGCGGGTCGCCATATTGAAGGCCCATGCGCCGCACTCGTTCCTGGTCCTGGGCGTTTTCGCGGTCAATCTGCTCCACGTCCTCACCGCTTTCGTTGACCACTGTGGATCTTGATGTCAGTCCGAATTTCATCTGCTGAATGGCCGCATTGGCGTCCTTCAACGGGTCCACCCACGCCCAGCCCGGCGTCACCCACTTCACCTCGTGATACGCTACGCGATCTCGCAGGTAATTCGGCAGCTTCAGTTCTCCGGCGAACACGGCCCACCGCATCCATTCGTTGAAGATCGGGCGGCAGAACTGATATACAAACGTCTGGTGCTGGCGCTGTTCACAGCGTCGGCGGAACTCAAGAAGCCCGGCGCGGATCGAAGAGTAGTTGACGCCCGTGAGATCACCCGTCAGTTGCTCGTAGGTCACCCCGCATCCGGCCGCGATGGCCCGCAACTGCTGTTGCATGTATTTCTCATACATCCCGCCCACATCGGCGGCTTCGTGAATGTCGACGGTCTCACCCGGCGCCAGATCCACCAGCGTTCCGGGCTCAATCTGAGCAACCGCATCGGCCGCACTGCCCATTCCGGGCTGCACGTCGAGCAGCGGCGCTCCGTCCTGCGGGCTCCCCATGATGAAACCTGTGATCGAGGCGGCGATCTGTTTGCGTGTCAGTTCCGCATCGTCGTAGGTGTCGAGCTGATAGAGCTTCCAGAGAACGCGCCCAAGCCACGGAGTACCGCGGACTTCCTTCGGACGAAGGCAGTGAAAGATGTGAAGCATCTCGGCGGCGGTGATCCGAACCGTTTCCGTGGCTCCGGAGAAGCTGTAGGCATGACTTTCATTGGGGTGGCCGCGCAGTAGATGGTATGCCTGCCTTCTTCCATCCCCGTCGATCTCCACACCGCAGACGATGCGGTGTCCCTTCGGCAAATCACTCCCTGGCAACCGGCTCAGGTACACCGGCAAATGATCGGGCTCAAGCAGTTCCACCTGGAACGGCTGCTCTGAACTCATACTGAGCCGAAACCGCACGAGCACTTCGCCGGCTTCGACCATGGTGCGGGTTGCCAACGACTGGAGACCATAGAAATCCGTGCGCCCATCAAAGTCCGCCTGATCCGTCCAGCGTCGCCAGGCCGTATGAATCGCCTCCCGCACCTTGGTATTGGGATGCTGTGACAGCGGCTTGATCCCGGTTCCGATCAGATTGGCGACCAGGCTGTCGATCGCATTTCCGCCATAAGCGCTGTTCCGGCTCGCCAGGCGCGAACGATTGCGGGTGAGTTCCAGATCCTGCTGCGCGATATCGTTCGGACCCGCCGACGTCGCCTGCCATCCGGCCGCACGGCGACCGCGGGAGCCAGAGTGACTGGAACTAGCGGCGCGCGGCCGCACCTGACGGGCAGGGGCAGGCGGCGCGGGCGGCGCCGGTAGGTTGAGAAGGATAAGGCTCATTTAGAGTCCATTGCTGACGTAAATCCGGATCCGGCGGCGGGTCGGCTGGCCAGTGGCGGCTCTCCGCCGGGCTTCGAGATCCTCGATGACGGTTTTCACCTTCTCCGGGTCGTGCATCCGGATCATGCGGTCCCCGTGCCGGATCTCCTGGGCGCCAGAGAAATAATTGGCGAGCGTCTCGTCCTGGATCTTTTCGAGTTCTTGATCGGTGAGGGCCATGGCGTTAGTTGAAGCGGAAGCGAATTCGGCGCCGGGAGGACGGCGACAAGGGTGGCGCGATCTGCGTAGGTGACTGTTCCGGTGTCACGGTGTTCGGGAACTCGGCGGCTTCGTCCAGGCGGCTCTTTTTCGCGCCAATGACCTGCTCCAGGTGTGCCCAATGTTTTTCTTCCATCCGGTCGATGCCCCAGGCGACGGCCGCCGCGCGGTTATACACGGCCAGGTCGAGCGCTTCGTTGCGATCCCGGAGTTTCTGCCACTGCGTCTTGCGATAGCCGTGCTTGTCGGTGATCGTGACCAGTTGCTCGGCGGTCAACTGGGCGAAGTACTCCCGGTTGTACTGCGGGAAATGGCAGTAGCCGTCCGGATACGCCTCGCCGGCTTCAATGTCCGGGGCGTCGAGATTCAGCCAGCGATAGAGCTCCTCTTTGACGAAGTTCACGTTCACCGGCCAGACCTTCACGCCGGATTTGATCTTGCGGCCCATCGGGCCCACCTCAACCGGCGATGCAACGCCGAGAATCGCCGGAACGCGGGAGTCGCCCTTGATGACCATTACCGAGGTCCCTTTGCCGCGAGCCCAGGCATAGACTTGATCGGCGGCGTGTCCGGAGTCGACCGCAAACCGCGCCAGCTTCATCGTCGTGCCGTATTCGGTCGGCCAAGTAGCTTCAAACACTTCGGTGAGTTGGTCCCAGACGACCTGCTCCTTCGGATTGCCTTCGATCACGATGTAGTCAACGGACCAGTTTTCCTTGCCACGGCCCCAGGCTTTGATCTCAATTTCCAGACGATCGCTCTGAACGTCGACGGCGCCGGTGAGGAACAGCCCGCCACGTGGTACTCGACCGATGGGATAGGACTCGCGCCGCTCATACAGCCGCGCGTCGTTCGGCGTTTCCCCGCCCAGGCTGTAGGACTCGCCGAGCACCGTGTTGTAGAAAGTCTGCAGAAAGTCCGTCTTCCTCTCTGCCTGCTCATATTTCGCCGCAATCGACGCCCAGGTCAGCCATCCGACCGGCGACAGGAGTCCGCTCAGGGCGTACCCGCGAATCGTGGGGTCGCATTCCGCTGTGGGCCGCCACTCCCCGCGCGAGAGCATCCAGGTCTTCTGGTAGTTCTGGATGAACTGATTGCAGTGAATGCACTGGTACTCGACCTTTTCAGGGCGGCCCTTGGGCCAGACCAAGCGCGTAAACTGCAATACCTGCAGATCCTTGCAATGCGGACACGGCAGCCAGAACTGGCGCTGGTCGGTCTCTTCGAAGGCGACGTCAATGCGACTACGCCCGGTGACCGTAGGTGTCGAGCCCATGCAGATCTTCGAGCGGGCGAACGTAGACGTTCTGGCCACCGCAAGCTCAATCGGATCGCCTTCGTCATCGACGTTTGGCGGATAGGCATCAATCTCATCGAGCGCCAGAAACTTTGCCGGCATCGAGCGCAGCCCGACCGAGGAGTTTGCGCCGGTCATCAGCAGCATTCCACCGGGAAATTCCTTTTCCAACATTGTGTTGGAGGAATCCCGGCTCTTCTCCTCCGCCACGCGAGACTTCAGCACTGGCGTCTCGTGAATCATCGGCGCGATGCGTTGCTTCGAGTACCGCTTGCACAGGTCCACGGTCGGCTGCACTAGCAGCATCGGCCCCGGTGCGTGATGGATCACGTAGCCGATCCAGTTGTTCAACGCTTCGGAGAAGCCGACCTGCGCCGGTTTCTTCACGACCACCTTGCGCACCGGAGACTCGACCGACAGGCAGTCCATGATTTCTCGCAGGTACGGCGTCCGCTCGCTGCGATACTTTCCCGGCGCCGATGCCGCCTTGCTCGACAGCATCCGGTACTCGTCGGCCCACTTCCAGACCGACAATGGTGGATCCGGGCGGATCGCATCGGCTATGGCGCGGGCGACAACGGATTCCG